AGGCGGATAGTCTCGTTCCAATCAGCAGGGACTTGCATGTACTGGTCACCCTGCGACTGTTGACCACTTGACCGCTCTTCCATGCGCCAGTGGCGGATGTCCCGGTTGAACTGACCCTCGGCCAACTGAATGAATGTTGGGATCGCAGAGTCGAGATCATCCCGGTTCAGGAAGTCACTCATCGTGGTCTTTAAATTGGTGTAGTTCGTAATCGCCATTACTTGGCCATCCTCTGTTTAGCGAACTGTAGTGCCAAGTCTATCAGAGCCTCGTCTGACAGTCTGCCTTGCTCGGGGCTGTAGGCTTGGACGCCTGCTACGTTCTCTTCGTAGTCACCGATAGCGTCAGGCTTCCGGTCGCTGAATAGATACTGCTTACCCTGATATGCTCTGGCTCCGCTGATCGCCGCCTCTGGACTCATGCCTCTGGCCGCCATGTCGTAGCCGCCAATGAAGTTCAGCATCTGATCCTGAAGGTTGCGATCCACTCGTGGCCCTGCAAGCTCTGGGCGCAGTTTCTGAATCATCTCAGGTGATCTGTTGTAGTACGTCTGATGACCGCGTGTGAAGAACTTGTGTAGCTCTGAGTATGGTACGTCACCGATCAGGTCAAGGATGCCGTAGTCTTCATATGGATTAGCCATTACAGGAACAACTCCGCAAACAGTGCTAATGGATCGGTCATTCTGGATTCACCGTATGCCGCACGTTCTGATATGTCACCAACGTCTGGAGCAATCAATGACAGGATGCCTGCGTTGCTCAGGTTGCGGTTTAGCTTGTCTGATGCGAATGCCACCTTGTTTGCCGCTTGTGATACCGGGTTATTTGAAACGCCACGAATGGATCCAACATTACCTCTCTGGGCGGCTTCGTTCAGGATATCTGTAGCCATCTTGACGCCAACTGATGGCTTACCCATGACTTCGTTTGCCTGCTGTGATGGGCTTGGTACGCCAGTGTTGGCCATGGCATTACCGCCTGCGAGAAGAGCAAGCAACCCTGCTGACGGCTTGACCAATGGGCTACCCATAACACGGTCCACGATCTGTGGTGTGATAATCCCTGATGGCTTCATGCGACTAATTGAATACTGCGCTCTCGTGTGATCAAAGTCTTTGCTGTCTTTTGCGGCGCGGGGCAACGCTTTAAGTTCTGCCGATGTTGCGACACCGACTTCATCGCCAAACCTGTTTCCACGAATCGTTTGCGCGTCTTGAGCGATGTCGTATGCGTGAACATCCTGAATAAGTTCACCAAGGGTTCGACCCTGTGCGGCCATCGGATAAGTGTTGTGAACTCCATCCTTGACGTAATCAGCGAATGGATCGATCTCGATGACGCTCTGAAGCCCCATGTCTTGGCCTTCGTATTGAGCCGCGTCACTGATCGCCAAGTTTGCCTGCGTTGATGATAGACCGCCGTTATCAACGATGGTCTTCTTGTTCATCTCCATGCCCATCTTCTTGCGGACACCTGCATCGAGTCCTTGGAAGTGCGTGAGGATATTCTCAGAGTCAATTCCCGGCCATGTCGGATCGACAGCCTTCATTGCCTTGTCAACGGCTTTCTTTTGCGTCTTGTTCATCCCTGACTGTGCGTAGCTGAGCATTACCTCAGTTGGCATAGTTGAGAATCCTGTGGCTTGCGGACCCATGCGATATGGCAGTTTGATTGGTAGCATCCCCGCCTCATCTGCAAGATCGCGTGTCTTGTTGAATAAGCTCGGAATAATACTGTCGCCTGACGCCCAACCATACCCTGAGTCGAGAGCAAAGCCCTGACCACCTTGCAGATTTACTGGTAGCTTCAGTTCAACATCGTTGATTCGTTTGACCACTGCACCTGCCGCTGAGCGATCAGACTCACCGATCACATATGGGCGGCCCAGTAGCTCTTCAAATGAAAGTGGGTTAGCTGTCTGAGTTCCACGGCTGTCGTACCCGACCTCAAGTGCGTTTGCTCTTTCAAGCTCACCCTTGCGGTCTTGAATATATCTCTGATCAAAGCCGACTTCGCCGGGTCTGATGATAACTTCCCCTGCTTTACGAAACGGGCTGAATACGCCTGCTTCAGCGTCCTCGCTCATCATCATCGAGCCAAGAGTTGTCGCCGCCGCCGGGACACCGTAGACCTGAATGCGGTCATACACTGGGTGCTTTTTGCCGCGTACCTCGATCTCACCGACTTGGTTGCCCAAGTGGACGCCGCCTTTCTTTGTTGGCCGTAGTCGAGGCTCTGATGATGCGTTTGGATAACGCGCCATCTCGACACCTTCCGGGAACTCTGACGCCAGTGAGTAGTAGTGCGTCTTTCCGTCTTCAACTGAAACTATCGGAAAGTCCTTGCCGGGATTCGGATCGAAACCTTCTGGAGTCTTGGTCCAGTTCCAACCTGCTTTCTTTTTGAATAGGTTGGTCTTTACCTTGCGACCTGTCTTTTTGAACTCGCCCTCTGGGATGTTTGTGTTTGACACTTGCATCGATGGCTTACCGTCAGGTCCGACAGCAATGCGGGCTGAATCAGGGAACTGGCCAGATACATCTTGCAGTGGCTTACCCATTTGCATGTATCGACCGCCGGGCTGAAACTCAAAGTCGCTTAGGAATGGCTTGTATGCTCTGTCGTTTGGATCGAACATCCGCTGTGGTGCGGGCATGATTGAGCGAGAGTCACTGTCGAGACGCTTGATGCTGTCAAAGTCTTCAACGCCCTTTCCGATGATCTCGAAAAGACTTTTTGCTTTTGCCATTTGCAGTCCTAAAACCGCTCGCCCACGACTATTCTACCAGAGGCCGCTAATCAAGCAACGCCCGCGAGATTTCTTCGTATTGGCGTATTCCATGAATCGGTCTGATGGACGCCTTGTTTGTAGATGGCCACCAAGCCAAAAGCATCAGCGCCGTGGGAAGCCCAGTCATGTTCTGGTCCAAGCCCGACCCCTCGCACTTCGTCACGCTTCTCGTGATACCAACCGAGTGCCTCTCTTCCGGCCTTTGTGTTTTCGTCATGGAATCGGCAACTGGGGAATAAGCGTCTTGCCGCTTCGATGCGGGACAGTACAGCGCCTGCGCCTTGGTTCGGGATAGTGTCAACAGTGAATCCGGCATCTTGCAAATACGTCTCCGGGGTTACCTTGTAAACCATGTCATGCTTCCGACCGTCATGCGGCAGGACCATCAGCGCGTCCTCGTAGCCTCTGGCGCGTAACCAGTGAACGTGAGACTCAAACGGCTGACCTACGGCCTCATAGTAGTCAAGAAGCCTGATCTCTTCACCGATGTACTGAACTACCCATATTGCAGTAGCGTCAGACTTGCGAGAAGTACCACCGATATCCCATACAGCGTAGCACTTACTAAGAGGATCTTTACCAAAGAATCCGATTCTTCCATCGAGAGCGGCCCTGTTCAAATGTTCTGCGTAGTAAGCACCCTCCAGTACAGTGGCATACTCACCCTCCCATACATGAGCGTACCGCTCCGGGTTCATCGTCAGACAGTCATCTTTTTCCTGAAGTAGTACGTTACTGATCCACGGGTTGTGCTTCCAGTTTGCGTTGACGACAACAGAACCTGTTGGAGTTCTGTCTCCTCGCAGTAACTGATCAATCGCATCTGTCGGGCGGTGAGGGTTCCAACTAGCCCAGATCTCTGATCCCTCTTTTCGCATTGTTGGCGTGAGCAATTCAAGGGAACGATGTGATAGGGATTGCGCTTCTTCGATCCACGCACGATCAAAACCTTCCAGTGACTTAATTGAGTCAGCAGTGTGATCCTGCATGCCAGTGAATATGATAACACCGTCACCCGGCGTCTCGATGTACTCCCGGTAAACCCGGAAGCCTGCCTGTTCACCTAAGTTGTAGCCCTGTAGCTTGTCCTCGAGAAGACGTTTGGATGACTGCTTGAGAGACTTCTGCACCTCCCGAATACAGACAGCCCGGAGTCCCGGCGTTCGTAGCGCCTCTGCGATCATGAGGTCAGCAAAGAAGTGTGACTTACCACTACCACGGCCTCCCCAAGCTCCCTTGTAACGTGCCGGGTTCAGCAGTGGCGCGAATACCTCGGCGTATCTGAACCTAGCCTGCATGTGGTGATGGGACCGCTTCCCAGATACAGCTTGTGATCTTCTCGCCCTGTGTCTGGTGATCAATTACCTGCTTGTCGCCATACTTCTTCGGCAACAACCGTGAAGAGGTCCACTTACGAACATCGGTCCTGAGCTTGTCTACTTGGATTGTCTCTATCGTGGCATTGTCTGCGATCTCTTCGATCAATTCAGCCGCCCACTGTGCCTGAGCCGCCTTGGCTATCTCGTATTTGTGGAGAAATTCTGGGTGTTTAAACATCCATGTGTAGAACGTCTTCTTGTCTGGAGTCCAATCAAGGTCTTCGCATAGTGCGCGCACAGACATGCCTGAAGCGATCTCGATCATCATCCGATCCGCCAGTTCATCGTTGTACTTGCTTGGTCTGCCGACTTTACTCTGTGCCATTGAAGCGTCCAAAGTTGTTGTTGATGACAACTTTATACCACTGTGGGTATCACCTGTTCAATTGCTCCTTGCCCTTGACTCGCATCATCTTCCTGCCACGGCGCTTCTGTATGGCCTCATCACCTACTACATTGCGGCAGTTGAGTTCAGCGATCAGGAATGGAACCTTGGCACTCCCTGCCTTTTGGACAACGTGGTACTTGGCTGACCGTGTGCCTGAGTTCAGGATGCGGAATGTGTGGCCAGTCTCCTTCACTAGCCACTCCATCTCCTCAAACGCCGCTCCTAAGTCATCAAACGACATCCAGACTCTCCAGTCGCTTAATCTCGGCCTCTGCGTAGAACTTGATCTTCTTGGCGTCCCTGAGCATCTCGCTGTGTTCTACCTCGCCGTAGCGGTAGCAGGCACGAAAGATCTCACCGATCTGAGCGTTCATGTTCTTGTGGCTGATGAGATCCTGTAGCTCGTTCGCCGGGAACGGTAGCTCATAATACTTGGCAGTTGATCCGTCTGATTTGATCATAGCCCTACCCAAGTCATGTTGTGGACGATCTTGTGAACGTGTGTCTTTGACACCTCAAACTTCTCAGCGATCGACTGGAGCGTCAGACCTTCCTCACGCAGTGCCTTGATCAATAGCACATCCTCCGGGTCGAGCTTGCGGCTCCTGTGTTTTTCCCAGTGCCTGTTTTTTGCAAAATGAATTGACATTACTTCACCTTATCCAATTGGTCATCTTCATACTGGCCGATCCAGTTCTGGTAGTTTTCCCATTCAAGCTCGCCATATGTGTCGAGATCTCGAGTGGGGCCGCAGTGGATGCAAACCTCATGGCCTAAATCCAAATGCTTCTTCTCAACCTTTGCCCCGCAGTTAGGGCAGGTTGGGTAACGTGGATCACTCATTGTCATCACCCCACTTCTTTTTTGCCAACCAGTCACCAAGTGCCGCGAGAGCGCCTGCAAATGCAAACGACAAAGATGCGGCTAAACACACGATGAAAAGATTTTCTAATCCAGTGCCTGTCATTTCTCGCCCCTCGGGCCGCTTACGCGGCCTTTCCTAATTCAAAGTAGTGAGCCTCTTCGTATGGCTCAGCAGGGAGTGACTCGATGAACGCTTGATCCACGGTCTGCATGTTGTAGCCCATACCGTAGCGCCACATCATGTTCTGCTCATTTTCCCACTTGATGATCTGTTCAACAGAAACGTGACACTGAGCGGCTAACTCGTTGCGCTCAACCTCTTCACGATTATTCTCTTCCTCGATCTCTTCGCCGAGACGCTTAACAGCGATCTCCAGATCTTCCTCGGACATGTCGTATGCCCACCGAGCGCGACAGCCATGTAGGCTCTTGTGCATGTCGCTGAACAATTCTGCTAACGCTTCTTGATGTGTCATATTTTTCTCCTATTCCCAGAGGGACGGCTTACGCCGCCGCTCCTTTTGCCATTTCACGAACCGCATAACCGTTGCGGACCATTGACTTGAATGGGGCTGTAGCCGCCAAGTACATGTCAAACTCGAAAGGCAGAACACGCTCCCAACCTTCAGCCATTGTCAAAACGAAAAACTCACGGTCAAACACACCAGACTTTTCGTTGTATGTGACAACCTCAGCCGCGTCACCAACTGACGTAGAGCGTAAGCCCCAGTCACGGCCACGACCGCCAACCACTGTGATGCGATTATCGAAATCACGATTCTCGTCACCTTCCAAAAACTCACCGCGTGACCATGACCCGGCGATGTTTTGAGTCAACGCGAACGATGCTTCTAATGCATCACGAACTTCCATTGACGCTGTTACTGGCGTGAATGTCGCAACTTCTGAAGCCTCTGTCTCGAAAGCCGCGTGGAAGATCTTAACTTGCTGTGCTGTGATCATGTCGTTTTCTCCTAATTGGTAAATATTTCCGACACACAAATAATAACAGGTCTGAGCATGTATGCAACACTTTACGTTTCTTTTTATGCACTTTTTCTTTGTTCGATGCCCTCAAGCCTAGCCTTAGCCAGTCGTATGCGCCGCTTGTCCTCAAGTGTGAGGTTCTCTGCACCGTTGGCTATGCTGAGAACGATCTCGTCCTCAAGGGCTTCCTGTTGCATCTTCTTGGTATATACAGGGCGTATATACTCTCGGTCCGGCGGGAAGATTTCTGACAGCGGCAGGCCAAGAGCCTCAACCAGTTTTGGACCGTCAGCGCCACAGACAAAGCAGTGGGCCAACACAGTGCCGTCAGCGCACTCCTTGATGGACATGTTGAAGCCCTTGCCGTTGTGGACAGGGCATGGGATCCGCCACTTGTCCTGACCTGAGTTGCGGACCTTGCTGACACTGTTGAGGATATTATCAACTGGCATTCTTCATCACCTCATAGTTGCGTTTGATGTTCTGGCTAACGATGAATCTTTTCACTTCTTCAGATATCCCGTCAACCGGCTTGGCGGTGATCGCGTTAGGCCACACGCCAAACTTCTGTTTGTACTTGTGTGACGCCCAACCTTCCTTGAACCCGCGAGTCTTGGCGTAGTGCTGTAGCTCACCGAGGAACTCGGCCTTGCGCTCTTTCGAGTACACCTTGTTAGCGGACTTAGCCAACTGCACTAAGTCCGATCCGTCAGTCTCGATCCGCTCCTTGATCGGGATCTCGTAACCACAACTACACCTGATCCCAACCATTTGCCGGTAGCACTGTGGGCAGTCCTTGACCTTGGCTTCTTTCTTGTCCTTGAGTTGCTTCTTCTCGCTGAACTGTTTCTCGCCGTCATCCAGTGACTCCGGGATCATGTCCTCGCAGAAACCGAACCGGCTGACATTACCTGCGTGATCGAGATATATCGCGTTCTTCTTGCCCGGTGCTGTACGCATGATACGACCCACGCGCTGTTGGAACTGGATCGCTGACCTTGTAGCTTTTAAGTCAATACACGCCGATGTAGTCGGGCTGTCCCAACCTGTGTTCAGCAACTGAGAGCATGACAGGATCATGAACTCACCTGCATCGTGGGCCTCAAACAATTCGTCCCGGATGTCGGTGTCCATGTAGCCATCGATGTGTTCCGCCCGGATGCCTGCCTCATTGAACTGATCAACCAGAGCCTTGGATGTTTTGATTGATGGGCAGAATGCGACAGTCTGGCGACCCTCGGCATACTTCACCCAGTTTGCGATCACATCGCCAACCAAGCCCTCTTCCTTCTCGATAGCCTCGCCTAGTGATCTCTCATCATAGTCAGTGCCGCCAGTCTTGAGTGACTTGGTCTTGACGCCACTTAGGGACGCCTGACGGCCTCCGTAGTAATCGACAGGGCAGAGGTATTCCTCCTCCAGTAGCTCTCGTGTTGTGATCGGCACGATCAGGTCATCGTAATACTTTCCGAGTCCCTTGCTGTATGGAGTGGCTGACAGTCCGATGAACGGCACGTTGTTGTACTGCTCGAAAATCTTCTCGAGGTACTTGTACATGGTGTGCGCCTCATCAACGATGGCAAAGTCAAAGTCAGGCGTGTTCTTTCTGCGAGCCAGTGTCTGGACCGATGCGATCTGGATCGGGGCCATGGGGTTACTCATAAAGTGATCACCCTGCATGACGCCGAACGGCAGGCCATGGGCATCGAATGCTTCGATTGACTGTGAGATCAGTTTCACCCGGTCGCAGATAAAGATGCCACGCTTCCCTTTATCGAGAGCGTTCTTCAGCATCGCGGCGGCTGTGATGGTTTTACCGAACGAACATGGAGCGGCAAGCATTGGTCGCTTGTGTCCAGTTGCTAGTGAGTGCCGTAGCATCTCGATGGCTGTTTGTTGATGTGGTCGTAGTTGCATATTTTTCTTCCGGCCATAGTTGTCTTTTTGAGGGCTATTAGGCAACCCTCACTCTTCTTCTTGCGCTAGTCCATGAACATCCAGTCATCAGCAACGATTTGCGGCGGCATTAGCCGAGGCTCGTAACACCTCACCCCCACTGCACACTTGATGTGTACACTTGGTTGCCTTTTACGCTGTTTGTCCCGCCCTCAGAGGTCGGATGTTCACTCTTGCTTTTTCGTGCTACAGCACAATGCGACTGTTTTGACGGGAGGAGAGTATTTCGGACTGTTTCGGAGAGATTCGTATTGTATTGACCAGAACAACCTGTGCGGTCACAATACACCTGTGCCGGAATGCGACACGGGTCTTTATGTCTCTCATGTTTCAGTCCGGATACGCTAGGAGATTGGCAGTCTCCGCCCGGCACTGTTTTAAACCTTACCCCCGTCAGAATTTTTTTGCAAAGTGTTTTTCACACAAGTCTTCAACATAGTTGTCTGGAACCCACAACTGCACCGGCCCGGTGTACTGCACCAGAATGGCTGTGTAGTCGATCATTTCCCAGACCTCGCCCGCAGGCTCATCGTCACGATCCTTCCACGAATCGACCAACTGGATTGAGTATGACAACTCATACTCCATGCCGTTGATGATCGGCCAGAGAAAGATTTCGCACTGATCCATTACTTCCATCTCGATCTCCCCGGAGCGGCTTACGCCGCCCTCCTCAAGTTCATGCGCTCAGTCTTGATCACTGACCAACCCCTGCTGTTAAATCCAATGTACTCATTAAGAGTCACAAGGCCGTCTGACTTGCGAGCGTAAAAGATCTGTCCAGTGTAAGACTTTCTGTCGCGGTCCTTGTTCATTGCCCACAATGTTTGACGGGCGATGACTTGCGCCTGCTTGTAAGTGAACACTGACTCAAGAGAGTCATTTGTCTCGATGATCCACTGATTTGCGCGGCTTGAAAAATAGACTGCGATTTCGTTGTGAGCTTGCTTAACTTTCATTTCGATCTCCCCAGAGGGCAGGCTTACGCCTGCTCCCCTTTTAAAACTGCTTCAACGTGTGCGTCAGCATCTGACTTGAGCTTCATGCCCTCGATTTCTTCATCTGTAAACCAGTCACATCCGTAAGAAACCGTGGTGCGATTAGCCTCGTTTGAGTTTCTGTCGATGATTGCGTGGATTGGGTTGTAAAGGTAGCCGTCACGATCTTCGATTTCAGAAGTGACCATTCCTTTCTTTGTCAGCGATCCAATAACGCCCTTGATAGTTGCAACGGTCATAGAGCAATCGCTAGCGAGATCGTCAATGTATGCCGCGTCATCTGAGATGCTCTGATCGATGATTGCGTTGTAAACGATGACTTCGTTGTTTGTGAAAGTTTGGTTTGTCATGTCGGTATCTCCTATTTGCTTACATATTTACTCGACACAAGAAGTATCGCAAAAGATGATCATGGTTGCAACACTTTTGGTTGCGGACAATAAAATATTTATTTGTCCGTAACATTGAATGTTACAGACGGCACGATGTGCCACCCAATGTCACAATGTGCCACCTGATGTCACAACATCATAACGTCATGATGTCACCGCAATTGCGGTAGCAGTCATCGCAGTTGCGGTAAGTCATGGAAGGTTCGATGCCGGGCGTGGAAGGTAGGACGCTACCTGAAAAGTCGCAACGCTACTTTAAAAGTCGCAGGCAAAAAAAAGAGCCTTTCGGCTCCTTTTTATGGGGTCTTCATGATTCGCTTTGGACCAACTGACATGTTGCAGTTTCTGAAGCCAGTCCCATCGTGGTAGTCACGTTCGACTGTGAAGCGACCACTCTTTGTGATGTTTGTCACTCTGTAGCTGTGGTCAAATTTCTTATGGACTGGGCAAAGAACTCCAACCAAGTCGCCAATTTTGATTTCTGTGTTTGTCATGTCGTTCTCCTTAATTTCTACAATATTCCCGACAAGAAGAAGTATCTCATGACACCCCCGGCGTAAAGCAACAGTTTACGTTACTTTTTTTCGAGTTTTTGTTTCAGTTTGAGTTTGCGTGTGAAGATATCTTTGATCCTTTTCAGATATTCGATGGTGAAATCGGGCGGATCCCATGGCGACTCTACGCGATCAACGTACGTTTGTCCGTACCGCCACACTAGGCCGACCCGGAACTTGTCCACGTTTCCTGATAGGTATCGGTTGCAATGCTTGCACTGGCCGTGGATGTTGTCGGTCCTGAAGCACTTGTGGCCGTGTGCGCCCCTGCTGAGCATATGCCCGGCATCGTAACCTCCGCCGACCGACTCGCTCTGTAGGCTCCTGTTACATGAGATACAGCCACGATCGCGATCACGCCACCTAACATATTTGTTAACGGCTGTCTGGGCCTCGCGCTTCCACTGAGATCTCGTCTTGAGCCTCTCCTTGGTCTCCCGGTCTTGTTGGCGCTTTTCTTTGATGACCCTGCTACGAATTTTGTCCATGTTCTTGGACGTATATTCCTTCAGGCACTCATACGAACAGTAAGCCTTGAACTGAGACACGAATGCCTCAGTCGCCGGGACTTTCTTTCGGCAGTTGCTACACCGCCTCGTCTTCGCTTGCATCTTTCGCCGCTAGTTGTTCATCGACAGCCATCAGTGCATCAGCCGCCAAGAACAGCATTTGCTCTTGGTTGATCTCATCGCACAGATCGAACTCGATAGCCATATCGACAACGCCATTGGCAACACTTGCCTTGATGGTTACGCTCGATTCAACCTTGTCCATTTACTGTTTCCTTCAATTTCTTGTAGTGACTTTCTTCCGGGATCGGCAGGAATATTTGGAACTCTTGGGCCATATACTCCCACATTTGTTCCAGCAGATGAAACGTCTCGCCAACAGATAAATCCTCGGTGTGTCTCAACTGCCCTGTCAGCACTTTGCTCCCATAGACAACATCCTCTACCCCCAAGAATCTGTGCTTCATCCAGACCTTCACAACCCTCTCATCGGTTTCCTTACCGCGCTTGTTGAACTCCACTGCCGCTTCCCGACACCAGATGTGGAACAACGCTCTCTGGGCCTCTGAGATACCTCCTGCCGTGATCTTGACGACACAGTAGCCATGCTCCTTACACATAGCTTCTATGTCGCGCATACACTGATCAGCCATCGGCTTAGAAGTCACCGTATGCTTGACTGCGTCCTTCATCCGAAAAACCCGATCACTCGTTCCCAAATGGTCGGCCTGTGGCGTACAGGCGCTTTCTGTGGCTCCTGTGCCGTGATCTCGATCACTCGGGCCACTGTGTTAGCCTCGCGCAGTTTTCTCAGCCTGCGAGCCTCTGTGCGGTCAATCAGGTTCATCTCCTTACGCTTGTAAGTGAACTGAACCCCAATCGACTTTGTACTACGGCCAATCGCCCGGCCAATTTCTTTATCCGAAAACCCTTCGTTATGGAGTTGTTCCATAGTGTTTAAGTCTTCTGCTGTGTAACGTGTTGCCATGTCAGTCTCCTAATCTCAAAAATTCATCACGGCTCATACCGAAATATTCGGCAAACTCTTCAATTTTATGCAGGCGCATGTCGTCACTGGCTCGCCACCGTTGCACCTGTTGGCGGTGAACACTGAAGTCCTTAGCCATTTGCATGGTCGTTACGTCCCGCTTTTCCTGTGCGATCTTGATGCACTTACCAACTTTTGTTTTACTCACTTCACACTCCTGTTAGACTGAGGATGTTTCATAGAGACACCCTCATCTTTGCCCGCCTAGTGCGGGCTTTTTTTACTTACCAAGGAATTTCATCGTCAACATTCTGCGCCGCGTTAGCTTGACTGGGTGCAGGCTGATTATCCTTGTAATCCTTTGGACGTACCGACAGGCTCACGATTGGAGCGCGGTCATTTTGTCCGGGCTTCTTCTTCCAACCACTGACCCAGTATTCCTTGCCATCGATCATGATTGATCCAGACAGATCTGGGTGCTTGTCAGATTGCTTCCGGTCGTTGTTCCAGAGAGCGCCCCGGTTATTGTTGTCATATTCACTCATTGCATATTCCTTAATCGTTCAGTTTCATATTGAATTGCCTCACAAGCCTTCTCGACCTCTGTGGCTAGTTTTGCGATGTAGTCCTCGTCACGGTAGACGCGAACCTGAAGCACTGGCATCTGCTCGTGATAGGACACGAAATCCCACCACTCGCGCTCAGTGATCCACAGACAGCCCATCACCTGCTGTTTGTACTTTGTTGGAACACCACCATCTCGGAGGTATGCCACATGCGTATGCGGAGCCGGACACTTGATCTCTAGCCCACCATTTGTTCCGACCAACCCGTCAGGGCTTACGCCTGCATCGAGCTTGTCACTCTTGCAAAACCCGACTTCAACTACAGATTTACCGGAAGATAGCTCATAGTATTCTCTGGCCGTTGGCTCCAACTCTGTCCCTCGTTGCATCCATTCGTTCACCTTGAACTCTGTTGGCTGACCTGTGAGTAGCTCTGCTACCAACTGGTTGATGTATGCGTCAGCACTACTGGATGGCTTACCAGTGGCAGTTATCAAATTTGCGAACCCTGAACCGCTAGGGCAACCCAGTCGGCTCTGGAGCCACTCCGGCGTTCCCTGTTCGTGATCTATCATTCTCATCGTGCTTGCCCTTTTTGAATATTCTGTCGTAGTTGCTCTCGTATTTTGCTTTGTCCACTGGACGCGGCTTGCTTCCCTTTCCTGACATGATTACCTCTCATTAACCAACAAGCGGCACATTCAAGAACCCCACTGACGCGAACGTCAGCAGGATTGCCGCAATACTTACAAGGAGTCGTCATCGATGATTTCATCTGACGCCGCCGTAGCTGATTCCATATCAGCGATCTTTTTCTGGAGCATGTTGTACGCCTGCTCAAAGTGTGACTTTGGAAGCTCTGACACTGACTGGATCTTGTAGAACGACAGGAAACGACTTGCGTCAGTACCTGAGTAGTCGATCATCTCATTCAGTTGTTGAGCCTGAGCCTTGTCGATTGGCTGTGACTGCTCTTCTTTCTCGGCGGAAGGAATGTCCTCACCCGCATAGATGTAGAAGCCAAGGCCGAACATTGCCAAGCACTTCACCAGACAGCGCATGCGAGCGTCTGAGATGTCACGGGCATTTGGAAGAATTATCGCTTTATTGCGATGATCCATGACCGGCAACCACATTGTGCGAGTCGCAACTTCTTCGCCCTCGTGGATCGTCAGGACGCACTCGACCATGACAGAACCATCTTCTTGGGTGCAGTCATTAAAGACGTAGTAGCTTTCAGGATACTTGGACATCAGTGTTGACCACGCCCAAGTCCACGACAGATACGAAAGGTTTGCTTTCTTCTGAACGTGATCGTTGACGTTGATAGCGGAAAGGTCTGCCCATACACGGGCCATGAGTGTTGCTTTAGACATTTAGTTGACTCCTATTGATTAACAACAGGAGCCATTTAAACACTTATCGTTTACAGACGCAACACTAATTGTGTGCCAAGCCAACAGGACAGCAATTTCTTGCTACCAGACCATGTTCCTTATGGAAGATCAGCGAGTGCATCTCACGGGCCGCAAAATAGCCTGACTTGGCATGCCATGCGTCCGATGGTGCGAGAGTGTTGAATGACTCGACCTTGCACCCGGTGAACTCTTTGACCACCCGGTGATGGATGTGTCCAGTGATCCAGTGCCGGTGTCTGGTCTGCCCCCAGTCAGATGCCCACAGGTGAGCCATGATGTTTGGTAGCTCTTCCATCTTTGCGCCGTCACCATGAGTAACCCCTAGCAGGACATCGTTGAATCGATACATCTGGTAGTGCGCCGGGTCTTGGATGATGTCCACCCGTGGCTCGTTGTCAAAGTACAGCGCCAGTGACAATTGGATCCAGTGCGTGGAGTCAGGATCATGGTTACCTGCCGCGTTGATCACAGTAACCTTTTCGTGCTTTTCAAGCATGCGCTGAATCGCGTGAATCATCGACCAGACGAACACCTTGATGATCCGGTAGTACCGGCTGTCAACGTCCAGTTGGTGACCGTGACCGCGAGTCTTGTTTGAACTGTTGTCCGTGTGCAGGGCATCGCCCACGTTTACGAACAGAGCTTCCTTAGTAGGAGGAGCGGCCTGCGTAAGATAATCGACAGCGCCCTGCATGATGCGGTACGCAATTTCCGAGTCAAAATCATCAATGCGAGTTTCTTCTTTGTGAGCCATAGCTCCAAAGTGAGCGTCCCCCATAACCATCGTATGGAGACAGTCCTCTTGTGAGAGGCCCATGTGTTGGACAGGTTCTGAAGTTCCTCTGTATTCCTCAAGTGCATCCTTGATCCCCTCGATGATGATGCGGGCTTGCGCCTCTTTGTCAGCATTGGTTTTGACCCACTGCATCATCTTGCCTTTCTCGGCGTGATACAGGGTACTTGTTCCCTTCAACGTCATGGTTTCTGGGATTACATGGGTCAGGTCGTGTTCAGGGGAGTAGCCCCTGCGCTCAGCATTACGCTTTACGGTAACAACGCAATTCCCGACTGTACCATGGGATAGATTGAGTTCTCTGGCGGCGTTACGTTGACTACCGTGATCTATTACCGCCTGTACTATGTTGCGTTGGTTTTCAGTGTTACAAAACTCGAGTAGCTTTGGATCAATCGACATAACATCCTCATATGTCTAGCACATCCGTTGCCATAGCTTGCGACAACGTCCTTGCGCGTTGCCCAACTTGCTCAGCCCACCGCGAGTCAAGCATCTCTACTGAAGCCCCCACAAAGTCGCCTGCTTCGATCAGACCCAATGTGTTTTTGAACTTCATCAGTGTCGGGGTTCCGATATTGAATGCCATATCCAACAATACTCTTTGGCGCACATCACTCAAATCGCGCCACCAAGGTAACGCATTGTCCAATTCCTGCGCAACCCTCAAGATATCGTTATCTAACAATGACCTAGCCTCATCTTCTGTGATGCCTATGTCTTCGATGTTGCGACCGACCCCGATGGTGATCTTCCCCGCCGTACACTTGTATGGCTTGAGCTTCAGCCCTTCATGCAGGATTAGTTGGTCTTTTAACGCTTCAATATCCATATCTGCAAATCTCACTACTTGGTAAGTCCTTTCTGTTTTTCATATGTTCTCAGCCCTCCGAGGCCGAGCATGCCCAATAATACTGTCATCAGCGAGTCCATATCGAACGCAGGGAGTTCAGGTATTTCCGCACCATAGATGCCCACTCCAAACAATATAAGTGGAGCAACGATAAAGTGGTACGCCATCGCGAACCCGCATGACCACCCGATGAATGGTCGCCATCCTGCGACAAAGATTGACTTATGTTGGGCTTCTGCTTTGTTGACTTCGACTTGCGCCATGGCGGCTTCGTGCGCCTGTTTTCCGGCCAAGGTTGCGATTTCGTGAGCCAAGGCATTCTTCTGGTCCTTATCTTCGACCACCTTATCCAGTAACCCTGTTACAGGGCCAATCAGCGATCCGAGTAAATTGATCATAAAATCTCCAGTTGATCTGTCTTCACGCAGATCGACTCATAATTGATTTTTGGTTGAGGTCCGGTAGCCATGAAATATTCTCTGGCCTCGAAACATTCATCCATTGATGTGTATGCGCCGAGCATCATGAACTTGAACTGGCCCTCGATAAACATCATCGCAACTAGAACCCAGACGCTCATTTTTTCGCCCTCTTCTTTGCTTCCCTCGCAATCGAGTTTGCAATGGCGACAGCCTGCTTCTGGGGCTTGCCTTCCTTAATCAGCGTCTTGATGTTCTTGCTGATCGAGCCTTGGCTGTACCCTTTGATCAACGGCATACCTAACCTCCTGTGGCTTTCTGCCACACTTGTCGCACCTCAAGGTCGGCCTGAATATCAGCACCGCACCGCACTCGGTCTTGTAGTAACCGCGCTCGAAATGATAGCTACAAGTTTTCATCTGAATAGCGGTCAGCCGCCATCCATATCACGTTCGTGAGTAGTAGTATAAAAACTACAACTCCCAACATTACTTCTTGCCTGCCATGTTACTGAAGCCAAAATACGCGCCAATGATGACCGAGATCGACCCGTAGTAGATCGTACTCATGTCTGCAAGCAACGTAGAAGCCCCTGACAGGCCGAACGCCTCAGTGGCGACCACAGAGAAGGGAAACAGCAAAATGCCGCTTGCGGCCATGTATGTGATTCTACGCTGTGCATCACGCTTGGCGTCTGCGTCATCCATCTCCCGGCGGCGATCCTCAAGCATCAACTCGCGCTCTTCTGGATCCAGTTGGCCGTTACCGTTGTGGTCGTACTTCTCGAGATCGGTCATGCCTTTGATACCTTCTTCTTTGGTTTCTTCCCACGGGCAACAGCAAGGTTCGACCAAGCGTTAGGGTATTTGACTCCCTTGCGTTTACTCATGGCCTTGGCCCGAGCTTTCTGTGCCGCTGTGAGCTTCGCCATTACGACAACTCTTTCGCCAAGCACTTACCCGCAGACATGCATGATCTTGGGTTTGGGCAACGGCTACATGGAGTGAACTCCTTTTTCGCCATTGATTTCTTCATTGATTTCTTTGCTGTGTACTTCGCCATCTATATCACCACTTGGTTTTGTTGGCCCAGTAGGCCGCTGACATTTTGCCTTTTGAGATGTTCTGAGCATGTCTTGCCTTGAACGACTTGCGGCGCGCTTTCTGAGCGTCCGTCTTCGGGTTCTTGCCTGCACCTGATACTCCCTGCTGACCGAACCGAATCAGTTTAATCTTGTCACCTTCTTTCGCCAAAACAGCGTGTGACTTTGTTGGATGGCTTGGCGTTCTCTTGGGCTTGTTGTACCCGCTGAACCGCTCGCCACGATACTCAATTGCCATAGCTACTTACCTCGTAAAGATACCATCCAATAAACCATAAAGATGGCAAGGCCCACGGCAGTGAACACACCAAGCACAGCACCAGTAACAACCAGTCCAGTCTTGAGGGCTTTTTTCTTAGCCACTCTCTTAGCCTCTGCACGTTTCTTTTCATTCTCACGCATCTGCTTTCTGTTGCGGATGAAGGTACAGTAATCATCCCAAAGGCCGGGGCGCCCGGCATAGATAAACTGTTGTTTTATAAGGGCTTCTTTGGATTTAATGTCCTCTAGCGCCCAAAACGCCTCCATATCTCCAGAGGCGGCGGCTTTCTCGATATCGTCCTTCGCGTCTGCGAGCTTGGTCAAATCCTTGCCCATGGCTCCCACAGACTCAACATGGCCCGCAAATTCCTTTATCGCGCCTATACATTCGTTCGCAATTTTAATGGCCGCTATGGCCTCAAAGATCATGACCTGCTCTCAATGAGCCGATCGATTTTTGCGTCTAGTGCGTCAAGACGGTCCATCACACGATTCATATCGGCGTGGACCTCTTGCTTGGTGACATAGTCCTTAGCGACTTCTTCTCTGGTCCGGTTGAGCAATATGCTCAGTCTCTTAACCTCATCGTGCATTGCCTTGCCGATGAATCCCAATAAGCCTACAAAGCCTGTCAGGATAATATTCCAGACCATCATGTCCATTGCTAATACGTTCCTTTCCAGACGCGAAATTTATCAAATTCCCCAGATAGGATTTTACGCTTGAAGACTTCCTGCCTTGCCTGCGTGTCATCCCACTTTACGCCCGCCTCTTTGAGCCACTCGTTGACTAGCGCCCTTGGTACAGTACCGATTACCCGGTTCTCACCAATGATGCCGCCATTCGTTGTCTCTGCCGTCATTTTCGCAATTTTTTCAGCCCCTGAGAAGTCATGAGTCTTCTGATGTATCCATTTATTTGTCGATGGATCATATGTCAGTTTCTCAGCTATCTTCATCGGATACCTCGTATGGCGGCAATTCGACTTCCACTTTCTTGCGAGACTTGCGGACCGGCTTTGGCTTTGGNGGTTCCACAAATGGCTNTATACGAACNCCGTTCTGTTTTGCGGCCTCGTCTGAAAGCTCAATAATGTCGCCGCGCTTATACTTCTGCCCGGCAATCCANAATGTTCCAACTGTTACTACATACTTCATTTTCTGCGCCCTTATAACAGAAGGGGGCTTTCGCCCCCTCCTTAGTTAGTACCGATTAGGATACTGTGTTATCAGCAATGATTCCTGATGCCTTTTCGTTGCGGCANACAAGAGTCAGTTCTGTGATCACCTGACGGCGAGTTGAGTCACCAGTCTTGGCCAACGCAGTGTTCTTTGTTGGACGCAATACTGCAACTTCCCACATGTCGCTCTGCATGACGAAAACATCGCGTGAACGGTTCTCGCGAGTAGGCATGAACTCAACCGAACCCCAAGGGGTCATGTAGGCTGTAAGCAGGTTGGCGATTTTGCCGTCTGCCGCGCCGATGGTTGAACGCTGATTGTTGTTACCAACGAATCCAAGCGCCTTGTTCATGGCGAACGCTGACAAATAAACAGTGTCTGGCTTTCCGCCCTGTTCCCAGATGGACTGCATACAAGTGTCGAACTTGTCCTGATCGAAAGCAGTCAGCGCAGTAGTTTCGTCTGTACGCGCATCAGTTCCGTCACCAGTAGGATCCGCACCTTCGTTAGCACCGAACACAGTGTTGGTGACCAACCAAGCAGGAGCGCCTGCTAATTCACGGGCAACTGAAGAGCTACCTGCCGCCCGAGCGTTGTTAGCAAAGATGCTTTTCTCAATATCCAATTTTTGCTCTTTTGCGACCTTCAGCACTTCGTAGCCGAGAGTCTTAGCGCGACCCACTTTGTCCAAACCTTCATCTGTATCAGGAACTGAAACAGCATTCTTGAAGATTTGAGTGTAGTTGCCAAGACGGGTAGCGGCTGTGCGCGCTTCAGCGTCAGTGTCAAATCCCTCAACGTGGGCATTTGCGGCAGATTGACGCAATGAGTCTGTCATCCACTCGTGGAAAGTGTTGGTTGCTTTAGTCTTCTTACACGCAGANTAAAACGGCGTTTCTTCAGGACTTACATTNGTCACGATNTCGGAAATATCTTCTTTGATCGAATTTGCGAAATCGTAAGAGTCGAAAGTGTTTGTTGGCTGTGCCATGGTAAATTACCTCAAGTTAGTTTTGCATGATCAGNGCCAGTGCATCATCGATGCTACCTGACTTCTTCAGTCTGTCTTTCTGCTTTCGTGCCGCATCTGACTTGGTGCTAACTCGCTTGGCTCCCGGCTTCATTGCAGGCTTGGCTTTTTGGACCTTGCTCTGCACATCCTTTTTCCCGGACATCATCTCTCGATACTTCATCGCGTCACGCAGGACCAAGAAGTCTCTGTGTGAACTGATGCCTGCAATNTCTTCCGGCGTATATCCATATACATCGGTTGCAGTGCGTACCAGATTTTCCTTGAACTTGCCTGCCTTACCGGCGTCAGCCAATTCAGGGATGACCTGAACCAATCGTTGTGCCTCTTGCTTAGCATACTCAGCGCGAGCAACTTGCTCTGCCTCGGACTGCTGTTGCATGACCGCCTGAACTTGACCCATGTTCTGCTGATATTGCTTCANCTGATTGTCGTACTGGATCTTAGCTTCCATGTACCCAATCGGATCCGCATCAAACATCGCACTGTCNGGCTCTGTTGGCGGTGTCAGGTTTTGGCCTGACTGCACCTGTTGTACCAAGCTCGCCAGATTTTGGCGTTCCTGCATCAGGGCGTAATAGACGTTCTCGGCTTCTTTCTTAACCTCGGCGGCCTGTTGCATCCCTTTCTGAACGTACTGCTGACCAGAATAACCACGCTTGAGTTCTTCCAGAGTTACCTGCTTATCTTCTCCGTCCACCTTTACGGTATGGAGTTCACCTACAGGGTCTTCAGACTCATCGTCTTCTTCTGCGTCTTCGTATTCGTTCTCGTCATCCTCTTCAGTCTCTTCGTCATCGACTTCATTGACTTCATCAGGATCAACGTCTTCAACTTCTGCGTCCTCTTCCTCTTCGGTGTCTTCAACCAAGTCCTCTTCGGGTTGCTCGGCCTCNACCTCTTCGGTCAANTCTGCTTCAGTTGTTTCTTCNGGCTGAAACATTTGTTCAACCGCTTGATCTAGGCTCACAGGCCCAGTGTTACTATCAGTCGTTTCCACGGTGCTGATCTCCAGTATATTTTACTGCTTTTTGTCACTAATTGCTTCTGCATTAAAAACAGATGCAATGTAGTCCTCAATCGCGCTCAATCCCTTCACAACGTGATGGGCCTGCTCGATTTGTTGTATCGTAGCAGAACTGTTTAAAAATACAGCAGTCTGCGTTTCCAGTACCTCTTTCATCATCTCTTTGAAGGTATCGTCATTGACGATTCTTCTCAGTTGATGCGCCCGCTCTTTTGCACTCATTAGTACCTCGCTTGTGGGACAGCCTCAGTTGGCGTCACATCTGCGTAACGTGGTTCAGCCTGCATGGCCTTGATGCGCTCAACGTCTACCGCTGTGCCGTACTTACCAATCACCTCTGCCGCCTTGACCAGTAGGTCTTGGTCCATCTTGTCTCGAGCGCGGTCGTCTTCAGCCAGTGCCTTCTGCGCGTCCAACTGGATCTTCGCCATGTCTGACTGTGCCTTGGCCTGCGCCCGGATTGTTTCGGCCTGAATCTGTGCCTGCGCCAGTGCCGCGTTTGGATCTGGTTGACCCTGTTGCGCCATCTGTTGTGCCTGCATGACCAACTGCTGTTCGCGCTGTGGATCCATCGGCATGTAGTAGCGGTCTGCGTTCTTCACGCCACCGACAGCCAAGATGTCAGCCAAAGTGTTGCGGATGTTTGTCATACCGACCAAGCCGTTTTGCGGGCCATATGACTGCCATATGTTCATCTGAGTCTGGAGCGTCTGCATCAGGACTTGGATCTTTTCATCTTCCTTGCCAGTGCCGAGTCCGACATTGACAGAGATTCCCATATCTACGCTCCATGAACGTGGATCGATAGGTGCAAACTGATCGCCTGCGATACGCATCATCTGACCTTCTGGGCTGTTCTCGGCCAATGCCTTCAGCATCAACTTGAACAACCGGGTCATGCCGCCTTCCGCAAAGTTACGGGCGATCACCTCGATCTGGCCTGCCGCCGCGTTCACGGTCAACTTAGCCGCAGTTGCTGTGCTGTTCTGTAGCGCGTCTGGGTCAAGGCCCATTGATGCGCGAGAGACGCCAGTCTTCTGCTCAATGACTGAGTCGTAATACTGCAACGCACCTAGCGTCTGGCCTGCCACAAATGGCACTGATAGCTCGCCGACAGCGCCGGGTTGCTTCATTCGGACCACGCCGCCGATCTCGTTGTTCAGCAGGTCATCGATGTTTACCTGACCTTCGACCATCGTTGTGCGAGGATTGTTGGTCATCGCGATGTTGTCGAGGATACCGCGCAGGATAGATGTTGATGCGTCCTGATCTTCAATAATCAGATCAGCAATCGACCGGCCAAAGAATGCATGTGGCTCAGGGTCACACTCAAATACCGCAAACGGGACTTCGTTGACTGGCTCATAGTCGAGTAACTTGTAGTCACCGCCGCCCATCAGGATCCGATGCATCTGGGCAATGCCAGTCCCATCGATGTCCATCTTCATGTAGCACTCTGTGACGGCGACCAAGCGCATTGAAGGGTCTAGGATGTCGTCCTCTTCAACTTGATCGTAGCCACGCCTTTCAAAATCTTCCGCCTCTGCCATCGTGTCGTAATCACGAATGCCAGATAGTTTTGACACTTCATCGTACTCGTACCCCATCGCCACAAGATCGGATACCCGCATCTCGGTACGATGTCCTACGCAGTAAGCGTCATCGATTGAGCGGGCTGAACGTGACACAAAGAACTCTTCCGGCGGCACTGCGTCAACACACAGTTTCCCGCCCTTCTTGTAATGAGCCACGCGCAACGAATACTCGGGGGTCTGAACCTCCATGCCGAACTCATCAATCGATACAGCCATTTCCATTGACTGTTCCAATACTTCCACATCCTCGTCCTGAACGATCAGCATCATCTCTGCTTCTGTCAGGTTCGTGAGTTTGTAGTTTTCTGATTCTGTGTACTCATCCCAGTACACCTTGACCACACCGGCCTTCTTCAGCAGTGCGTCATGGAATGCGTCTGAGATGATCTTGTAGCCGTTCTTTTCCGTGAACTGGCTGTGGATGTACCGTGTCGCAGTTTCTGCTGACTGCACTTCCTGTGGCCCACGCGGAACGAACTGGACATAGTTCTCATTGGACAGGAACACGCGCATAAGCGATGGTTTGATGTTCCGAATAGTATCCCTAACCTTTGTCGCTACAATCGCGCTACGGCCTTCCTCGTGGCCCAGATCGACTTTGCCCTCAAAGTATCTCTGCGCCCGGATACGGTCCTCTGAGATCTCTGACTCAATGAAATCGATTGCGTCTGTTACAGCGTCACGGGCAACATTCTGGATGTCATCTTCATCCATCGGCTCGGGGCGATCACCTTCTTCAACGTCTTCGACTTCTTCGATCATGCCTTCAACGTCATCAACGATTTCTTCGATCATTTCAGGTTCAATCATGGACCCATAACTCCTTGGATGTATGTTTCGCTGATGTTACCACCTAGCTCACCTGCCTGCTTGGCTGATGCCGCTCTTGCGCCCTCTACCACTACAGCAACCGCGTTTCCGATTCTCTGCATTTGGCGCTCTGTGAATCCACCGCCGCGCAACGCCTTATCGACGATTGCCGGTTCTTCTGAGAACAGGATATTCACCACTTGATTGCGCTGTTTCGGTGTAAGCTCAACATTAAATGAATCAGCAATAGCACCGCCGACTTTGCCAATTGCTTGTGGGTCAAGCCTAGCCGCTCCTACCACATCAAATACACCGACTGGACCTCTTCCTGACGACTCGCGAGCCGCTAACTGGTCAGCCGTTATGGACTGCCCTACTGGGTTTACGCGATCAGATACTGCGCGAACGTCCGCCGCCAGATTTGCCTTGCGTAAAACGTCATCGATGTTTTCACCGGGGAATAACACCCGGAGCATCTCATTATCAGCCGATCCTTCTGTCGCCAACTTACGCATCGTGATCGGAGACTTCTTGATCCGCTGACGCAGTGCGTTCATTGCGCCTGCCCGGTATGCGCGTTTTGTCGCGTCATCCATTCTGTCGTAGTTGAATGCGATCTCATCGACGTTCTTGTTCCACGCCTTGTTACCGTCATCGAATGCTTTACGGCCCTTTGACAACCTGTTCCAGTTTGCGCGAGTCTGTGCAAGATCTGGCGCGTCTGCGTCAATATTTTGTCTGAGTCGCGCTTCAATTGCTTTTAAATCAGGCCCAAGGTCTGTATCCACAGATCCAACAGCGTATACGCTATCAACTTCATTTTGCACAGTGCGGCGCAAAACTTCAGCGTCTTCGATTGTTGGCTGTCTGATGATCTTTAGCTCGCCAGTCTCTCGTAACAACTTTTCGTCATAAAACGGGACAATGTTGCCTTTGATCTGATAACGCTTCTGAAGTTTCTTTGCAAAATCAGGGATGCGGTTAAATGCATCTGTCATTGCATCAATCGTCTCTCTTGACACACCCTGACCTGATGAAAATATAGCGTTGTACGCATCGCCTTCACGCTTCTTGAATGCTTCTTCGCTTTCTTTGAACGCTTTGTATACGCTCTCATCCATGCCGGGGGTCATGCCCTCTTGGATGGCTTCTTGGGCCTCTCCACGCTTTTGCAGTGTTCGTTGCTGAGTTGTCTCAAAGATGCCTTGCGGCTTGCCATCAGGGCCAGTTACTGTTGCCCCCTTTGAGCGGTACTCACGGATCTGNGCGGCTAGATTTNGGTCATCCGCCATGATTCGTCCATCAAGTAAATCGTTGATGATGTCGTCTTCNCTCTTACCCGGCATCAACTGCATTAGTCTTTGTAATTCTGCTTGGACCGCTCCCGTAGGACGACCCTGAAACTTCTTGCGTAAGAACTGCATGAAGTCGCCCGCCGCACCAGTGACCTTTGGAGCAACCGTTCCCACTGCCGCACTTGTTCCTGCGCCAAGAGCAACACCACCCGGTACGCGAGCCAGATCTTCGATAGCGCCTTGTTCGCCTGTACCGTATGACTCAGCACCGCCTGTTAAGCCGCCGGTAACAGTGGCTCTTTTTGCCAACTGGCCTGCGCCCATGCGCTGAAGGTTTGCGATAGCGGCAGGTTGGCCGCCCGGTGTGAACATCAATAATGCTGTTGGAGCAACTGCACCGATAACTTCCGCTGTCAGCGCAGTCCCGGGATTTGCTTCCTGATACTGTTTCATCTTGACGCGAATATCGTCACGAACCTGTTCGTAATCAGAGAATCCGTTTACAGCACTGCGAGCCGCCGCCTCGATCTCATCCCAGAAGCCCAAGGTAAGACCGCCCATCATTGTGCGACCAAACTGGCTTTCGCCGTCATATGCCGGAGTGTCTACTGTATCCTGCCTTTGAGATTTCTTTTGAGATGCAATGCTTTCAAAGATGTCACTCATTACAACTCACCTTTCTCATCATGATCTTTTCTCCACTGCTGAAGAATCTCAACATCCGTCAGCGGCTGTCCCGTCTCTCTGGATAAACGCTTGGCCTCAACATAATACTCATTGAAGGTGATCCACTCGCCATTGAACTTACTAACAGCAGGAGTCTTCATCTGATCGCGTTGCAATCCAGTCAGGAACTTGTCTGCATCTTTGGTTTGGTATGGCATATCTACTGCCATCTCGCCGTAAATCGTCATGATCCTGTTGGCAGACTGCATGTAGTTAATAATTTCTTCATTGGCCGCCGCTGTGTTTCCGAGGCTTGGAACAAACCCTTCAGTGTACTCAGCATCAAAGTTTGTCTGTGGCCCTTTGTTCTTCCGCAACTCATTCGCGACAAGGTTCATAGAGGCCGCTTTCAATGACTGGCCTTGCTGTAACTTGATGTCATCTACAGGAACACCGATAGATGCGCCGAATTCTCGCAATGCTTGTAAGCGATTCTCTAGTGGCCCTGTCTCAAGACCCTCTGCCTGCATTTGGAATCTCGTCAACTGACGCATCAAGTCAGCCGCTAGTGTGCCGCCCTGAATCAGTGCATCACGATTCTTGATGTTTGTCTTTGCCATCTCATCGAACATAGTTCCCTGACCAAGATCAATATCACCGCCGAATGCGCCTGATTGCGCCAATTTCTGGAACATCTCAGGATCAGACTGCATAAGCTCGATCATTTGGTTCAATTCTGTTGGGTTCTTGTAGGTCAACTGAATGGCAGTTTTTGCGTCGATAACGCCTTGCTCAAGAAGCGCCGCCAGTTTTGGATGGCTCACTTTCAATACTTGTGCTGTGCGCGTTGCGTTTGCTGTCGTTGTTCTTTGCGCCCTGAGATCTTTCTGCTCTGCTGACAATGCCGCCGCTAACCCCTGATCTGGAGTGAGTCGCATAGAGTTAAATGCGAGAGCAAGTCGGACCATGTTTTCACGGTTGCCAAAGTAGCCTTTTGCGCGTTCGATCAGCGACTCATCGCCAGTCTCAAGAACGTCCTTCGCCACCTTTGCGTCACGAATCATCTTTTCGCGGTCCATGCCCGGTTGCATTACGCCTTGGCCCATCTCAGTCTGTTGGCCGCCGATGAGACGGTTGACTGGGACGTTGCTTTCCACCTGTGCAGGGGTTACCTGCATTGGGGTGATGCGAGGCATTGCTGTTGCCAGTTGCTGTGCTGACATTGGCTGTGCCGCTGATTGAACCGCCGCCTGAACCTGTGGAACTGGGCTTGCGTCAAACGTGCGTCCTCTGTCAAAAGTAACCATGCTCCGCCCGCCGGGCTGTGACAGCATCACCTCTGGGCGATTCATTGCCTGCTGAAGTGGAGTCCTTTCCCGGTCTACTGGAGACATGTTAAATGGAGTGATGACTTCTTGGCCTTGGTTGCGGAAGCCTTCAATCAGCATGTCCAGTAAGCCAGTGCCACGATTACCTAATACAGCCACGATTGACTCCTACTGTCCCCGGCTCTGTAGAGCCTTCAAGATTTGTTCCATTGATGGCTCTGAACCGATGCCATACTGCATTGGTTGGCCATACGGTATTGTACCGTAGTCCACGGGTTGATAAGGGTTGGGAGCCTGCCCCATAGGAGCGGGCGAGCTTATAACCTGTGGGGACAGGACTCCCGGTTTGGTTTCTGGCATCTGTGCCATTCCTGCCGATGCCTTCGCGATATTCGACATACGGTCATTAAATGCTTTCTGATCTATCTCTTTGGACACTGAGTCATAACCTTCATCGGCCACCATTTTGGTGTCGCCAAAGAAGTCAGCCATACCCATGCGGGCGCTGTCCATTGCCTGACCTACTGGTTGAAATTGCTCTGCAACGCTCTCGCCTATTCGCTTCAGTTCCGCCGCGTTATTGAGCGCACCAATTATCGATAAAATATCCATTATGCGTACCCTGAGTAGTCGTCATAACTGACCGAGCTTTCACGGCCACCAAAGTTTGTTGTGCCTCTTGATGCGGGAGGCCCATCACCGCCACCAGATTCGTATCCGCCTGATGTGACTGGTGCGCCAACACCGGGATTTACAATCGTGAACACGTTACCTCTGGCATTAAACATATTTGTTCTTGGGTCTGGCATTCCTTCATTCCCGCCAAATACGTTAGCGAGTCTCTGACCAATAGTCGTTGCCGGGATGCCTACCTGTGTTGGGTAACCGTAGCCCATCAGCACCTGACCTACTGTCGAGAACCGATTCCTAGCCTGTGGCGAGAATGGGTTCGATGGAGCGAGTGATGGATTCTTTTTTTCCATCTGCTCGATCTGCATATCTGTCAGTGCCTGTAGTCCCATCCCAACAACTGGAGGCGCGGCCATACCGGCTACACCTAAAACTTTGTTTGCGCGGACCAGATCATCGTACTTTTTCTGCTCAGCACTTTTGCCCTGATTAACATCTTGCATTGCCTGCAATTTGTCGAGGAACGATGCCACTACTTAGCGCCTGCAAGCTCTGGATGTGAGTAGTCAACCATCAGGTAACCGTCAGCATGCTTCAACACGGCTTCAGGAATAATCTTCTGAATGCGTTGAGCCATGACACCGCGAGTCTCGCCAGTGATGCCGAGGTCTTTTGCTTTCTGGTTCCACTTCCAAGTGAATAGCTCAATACCGTTCTTCAGTTTGCCGATCAGTTTGATCTCTGTCTTGAGAGTTTCATCTGACGGGGCCGCCGATGCCGCCAGTGTGAGGTAGTCAAACAAGCCGGGCTGTTTAGTGGTCGTAGTCGTTGTCGGTACTGTTGTAGCACCCAACGCCTGAGACACATAACCAAGTCCTTGGACTGGTGATCCAGTGTAGCCTGCGTACTGAGCCTTAGCCGCGTCAATGAGCGCTTGCTCCATGGCCTGCTGTTGCTGACCCTGTGCCGCTAGCTGAGACTGGATTGTATTGCCGTAGCCGAATGACTGCTGACCAAGCCCTCCAAGTTGCTGTGCCGCCCCAAGACCAAGGTTTGCCTGTGCCAACCGATTCTGAATATCGGTCTGTGCCATTTGTTGGGCAGACTGGAAGCCTGCCTGACGTTGTGCCGCAGAGGTCTGAGCCAACTGCTGAGCTACGCCCGTACCCAACTCACCGAGTGCGACACCATGACGGGATCCACCGAATGCACCTGCGCGTCCTGCTT